CTTTTCTGCATTGCCTTTTTGTTTTAGTTTTAGTTGTATAAATAACTTTGACTGCCCCAACAACATCTTTGTTTATCTTGTCTCTGTTAGGATTTCTGTCGTGTGTGCATTGCTGTATAAAAAGTTTCTCTTGGTCTTTAGCATCAGGTCTCTTAGATTTGTTTTCTGCCCAAGCTTTGGTAGCTTCTTTACCTATTTGACCTTGGTAAGGGCAAGGAGTACCAGCCATTTCCATAGCCTTAAATACTCTCGGGTCTTGACAAAGTATAGATACTGAAGCAACTTTCATACCGGTATCATATAGATACTTGGAAAGTTTTAAGCGTTCACAGTTCTCGTCAGTTACAGTTGCTCCTGTAGAGAACCCAAATACTTGCCCTTGAAAGGCACCAGAACGTCCTACAGTACAGAGGTCTTGAGAGTAAGACATAATACTAGGTGCTATAGCAGAAGCAGGAGGTGCTTTGCTTTTTACGTTCTGATTAATAGTCTGAGTAGAGTTAGACTCGTTAATATTTCTATTGGTATTATCAGACTTTGTATTGTTATTATTGGTATTAGTATTGTCAGTAGTAACATTAGAGTCTGATGTAGATTGATTAACGTTAGTATTGTTATTAGTATTTGTATTATTACTAGTAGAATTACTGTTGTTATTTACGTTCTGATTGACTGTAGAGTTTACAGTAGAGTTAGACGTAGACGTAGAAGTATTAACGTTGTTATTATTGTTTGTATTTGTTGAAGTGTTATTTGATGTCGAGGTATTTACATTAGTATTATTTGAAGTATTAACATTAGTATTATTATTAGTGTTAGTATTTACATTTGTATTGTTATTAGTATTGGTGTTTGTATTGGTATTACTATTAGTATTATTGTTGGTGTTGGTATTAGTAGTCACCGTGGTATTAATAGTAGTTAAACCATTGTCTTCACAATACTGTGTGCCAGATGTACAGTTTCCTGTTTGGTCTGAACTTACAGCAAATGACATTGTTAATAAACCTAATATAAATAATGGTCCAAAAAATCCTCTATTTAAATCACCTCTTGACACTTTATCTCCTATTTTTCTTTTGTGTTTGATGCTCCAAAGTAAAAACTAATTACAGCACTAGCTAATCCACCGAGATAACCTAATACTAAATTAATTAATGCTTCAGAATTTTGTTCGGGTGGCTGTAGTGTTACTAGAAATATGTACCCCATAAATCCACCAACAACAGCAATCCCCATAATTCTAGCTGTCCAATCTTTACTAAACTTTGACCTAGCATCTTGCCCATCAGCTACTTCTAGTTTAAAAACGTCTACATCTAATTCTTTCATTTGAACTTCAAAAGCATTTTCAGCTTTTTTAAGCTCAATCATTTGTTCAGGTGTAGCTTGTTGTATAGCAGTCTCTATAGCTTTTGGAGTATTAGGAACACCCAATACTTCAGCTATCATATTAGCAGCCATACCACCCATAGGACCACCCAAAGCAGTACCTAGTGTTGGTGCTACTGCACCTACTATATTTTTTAACATTCCTTTCATACTATCTTCTCCATTATCTCTTCATACAATCTTCTAAAGTTTTCTAATTCCATAAAAGCTAAACCTTGTCCAATCTGGTGCATCCTATAGATATTATAGGCTGTGTTTAATTGTTTCTCAGTGTACAGGAGCATTAAACTTGCCCCATTACAACCTGCTGTAACTCCCAACTACGTCTACCCACTTGTCCATACCACTTACTGTCTTGCATTTGTCTAGCCATTTCAAACCAGTTATGCTCTCTACAAGCTTTCAACATGTTACGAAACTTTGAAAGTCTTGTACCACCTAAGTTAAAACACATGTTGACTAACACACGTTGTATAGGTTCAGGTAAGTTATTAAACTCATCCTTGTCTCCGAACACGTGTATAGCTTCTGCATAATGCTTATCAAAGTCTATCATATAGTATCTATCTACGACTGATTGTGGAACAGGTGTCCCAACTTCCCAATCATATTCAGGGTCATTAGGTTGACACAGATGACCAACTCCTAGAGTCTTATAGCCTAAACTATCCATATAAATCTCTAGGACTTCGCCCTCGTGTCGTTTGATTTCAGCTTTACATTGTTCTATATTCATATTATTGGTACTTAATAAGGGGTTGATTGTAGGGTAATCCTGTGATGGGGTTGATTCTATCAGCAGCATTATCCTGTGTAAAAGGTACTTCAGGACCTTCAATAGTTTCTTCACCTACTAGTCCTCCTTTTGAAAAATCTTTTCTAGAAACTAAAGAAACACCTTTTTGTTTTCTTTTTATATTAGGTTCATCTTCTAATAATGTTTCACCTGTTATTGCTTCGTTTAATCTGTTAGTATAGTCAACTGCTTCTGCTCCTAAAGGCAAAGTTTTAATACTTGATACTGCAGCTCCTTGATAATCTCCGGCTTTAAAATTCCTAGAAGTTTTTCCAATACTATTATACCACCTATCTAAAAGAGAATATAAAGGAGATATAGCTGTAGTAGCAGTACCATGTCCCGAACCAGCCCAGTCACTAAATACACGGGCTAGTTTTTCAATTCTCCAATCTACTATACCGGATAATGCTGTTGCTTCTGCTATCCATTTAGAACTAAAATTTTTAGGCTCATTCTCTTCGTAATATTTTCGTGATGGACTAGCCATAATTTGTAGCTCTCTTAAACCTCCAAAAATACCTACGGTTCCTAGCATCTTAATAGCAAGTTTTAAGTCTCCGTCTTCTACTCTATTAATTAATCCATTCATTTGAGCTACTTTATATTGTGCCCAAGATAAAAACAACCCAGCAGACTTAATCATGGGGTTGTTGTGTTGAGCAAAAATCATACGGTTACCTATCCCCGGTAAACCAACGTCTCTTCTAGAAGCTTTATTACCTATTTTATTAATAAGTCCCTCTATAACATCCCCTTCTTCTATGGCTTTTTCAACTGTTTTAAACTTTTGAAGTTTAACAACATCTGCTCGATCTACTCCATAAAAATTTAATTTATTTTGCACTGCCCTGCTTATTTTTTCTTTACTACCTATTTTTTTAGCAGTCCTAAATAAATCGTCTATACCTGCACTGTATGCTATTTTTATACCTAAATCTGTAGCTGGAGCCATTCCATTGTATCGAAAAAATAATTGTGTTAAATTAGAAAGTTTTTCTTGAAACGGTGTACTAGGATGAACACCTGCAGATAACACTCCTTCAACATCTTTTTTTACAGTTCCTCCTAAAGTGTTACTTCGGCTACCACCAACTCCAGCTAGAGCAGCAGGGTTTTGTTTTTGCCAAGTCTTCATTAATGCTCTAACTGTAGGTCCTACTCCGCTATTTTGAAACGGTTGTAAAAAATCACCTAGCTGAGTAATTAAAGCCCGAGGCAACATAGTAGTATTAGATAAAAATGTTAGTAATGCAAACCCATCTTTCCAACCATTTTTTTGAAACACATCTGATGAAGATTTTCCAACAACACCAAAGTAAGCGTCTACTGTGTTCTTCATTAATCTAAGCTTTTCTTGCGTTTCTTTACTAGTTAAATTTTTTCTATTTCTAAGTGACCGAGCTAATGAGTCAACAATCTCTCCATTAGCACCAAATCTTCTTGCAAACTCTACTCCGGGAACTGTGTTAGTAACCCACTTTTCTAAAATAACTCTTAAGTCTTGCTCTAATAATGGCTCTAAAATTTTTCTAGCTTCTAAACTTTTAAAAACTCTTTCTTTCTGATAATTTTTTAATTGTGGTATACCTACAAATTTACCAAATATTTCTTCGTCTTCTACTCCTTTAAGAGGTTTTGCAAAGACTCCTTGTGTATCTTCACCAAGTTCGTTTTTAACTATCCTTCTAGCTGCAACATTTAAATTAGAACTTTCTGTAAGCGATTCAGCAGTTTTATTCCAAGTAGGAAACTCAGCCTGTAGTGCACGTTTAATTATATTTTCAGCTTCGTTTCTGTTAGCTCTAATATAAGTATCATTCCATATTTGAGGTAAATCGTAGTTTTCTATTTTCTTAAAAGAAACAACTGGCTCTACATATTTAGTATTTAAAAATGTTTTAAACTGATCTGCATTAGATATTAAATTTTTTATATTTTCTAAGCTTTCATCTGAATATTTTCCAGTTGCTTTCAACTCATCTATAGTAGTTAATTGTTTTATTATTCTTGCAGAAGCTACACGTTCTACTTCTGTAGCATTTTGTACAACATCAGCAATCTGTCTACCAAATAAACCTTTTAAAAAATCTGAACTTTCTTCTGCTCCTATAATATTCTTTTTCTTTCCGTCCATCATAAGAAATAAGTTTCTAGAAATCCACTCGTTCTCACCACCGTGATTTACACCTCTAGTAGCTGTAGTTCCAGAACCTTTAACTTTTAAAAAGTTATGAAGTACTCTAGTCGCTTCATTATTTATTAAACCAAAAGCTTTTTCTTTTTGATTTTGTAGTAAATAGGGTGCATCTTTAACACGGTTATACACAACACCGAATGTCATACCGGCACCAATTAAACTATAGTTAATTGCATCATCATCATCACCAATAAATGTTCCTGCAGTAAAGCCGATACCTCCTCCAACAAGAGGTCTAAAAGTTTCATTTAAAACCTTTTGAATAATACTATCGGTTAGTTCGTATGTTTCATCTTTAGATAATATTCTAAAAGTATCGTCAACAATTTTTCCTGTTCCTTCACTTACATTTGAAAAATAATATAAGAAGTCATCATTTAAAAATTTATCTGCTTCTTTTCTTGCTACATTCAGTCTATCTATTTCTGCCTGAGTAATTTTAGAACCTTTAATAGGGAACCACTGTCTCTTGTCCACATTCCATTTAGCTTGAGGGTCTCCGTTTTTATCAGTAATTTTTCTCCAAGCAGCTTGATCGTTTCTTGCTTGAGTAAACATTTTTGATAAAGCTGTAGAAGATTCCATCTGGGTTAAAATACCTGCTCTTTCTTTAAGAACAATAGGTAAAACTGCATCAAGGTCTTCTGTTTCTTTAGCTGTCAAGTTAATAGGAACTTCGTCCTTAACAGAACTTTTAACAATCGTGTCTGCATCTGGACTGTTTATTTTACCTAAATTAATTTGGTCGTCAGCGACTGATGGAAACCTATTTGCAACAACAGTACCTAGTAGAGAACTAGCTCCACCTACTGTAGCTCCAAACAAAACATTGTTGGGGTTTACTTCTCCATATGCAGCGTACTCGTACAGTGCCATATCCGTTGCACCAATACCAGCACCTGTAGCTGTAGCTGTAATCTTACCTAATCTTGCAATCTTTGCCCAAGGTATAAAAAAAGTAACGGGGTCAAATACTGCAGTGCCTATTCGTCCTGTAATAACTGCAGCATCGTTTTGATTTTTTCTAAAATCTATACCATACTCTTCTTGCATCGTATTAAAGATTTTATCAGTTCTTTCTTTTTCAATTTGTTTAATATTATCTTGAAAAGATTTATTATTAGATAGAGTTAATAGTCCAGCTTTAGCAGTTCTAAAAAGATTTCCAAGTGTATGCCTTTCTAATTTACCACCTAGTTGAATTTGTTGTGCTGTAGTAGGTAGCTTTCCGCTTTCAAGCTCGGTTGTAGGTTGTACTTTAAGTCTGGATTTATATTTATTTACAAAATAATCAGAATTGTAAGTTGGTTCTGACTCTTCAATAACAACTTCTTGAGGTTCCAGTTCATTTTCAAGTATAACATTTTCTGATACTACCCTTTCTTTTAAATCTTGCTCCTCTTGAAGTGCAAGTTGTTCTTCCTGAAACTGGCTTTCTTCTTCTGTTATTGGATTAGCTCTTTCTTTATAACGATTGATAAAATAACTAGCATCGTATACCTCTTGAGATTCTTCTTCTTTCTCTTCTTCCTCCTCTACAAGATTAACTCTATTTCTGTAGCGGTTTAAGAAATACTCAGAATTGTATTCTGTTTCAGGTGTCATTTAGTTTCCTAAGATTGTAAAGTTTTAATATACTCTTCTATTGCTTTTATTTTATCTGATTTAGAAAGCGATGTGAAAGATTTATCATTATAGTTTTCACTTACATATTCTCTAAACTTTGTAGATGTGGTAGCTACTCCAAGAGTTGATTTATTGTTTTTAACATTCTCTAATGCTCTTTCAAAGTTTGAAATATTCATATCATTAAGAACTTCTAAAGGATTTCTACCTGTGCCTGAACCTTTCAAAGCATTTGCAATAATCTCTGAATCTGTCAGTTCAGGAGTAGGCTCTAATAGACTTGTTGCTTGTGGCATTATTCCCTGTTTAGAGTTTAAATAAGTAATAAGTTTAATATATTCGTCAGTTGTAAAATCATCTTTCTGATTTATCATCTCGTTTAAACGTATGTCAATCTCTTCTGAAGACATTTTTTCAGCTCCTAAGATTTCAAAATCTTTTACAAGTTCTGCTTGTGTGGGTATATTAGGAGAAAGTAAAGAATCTTTAGGTGCCGGAGTAGGAGCAGGAGTTTCTTCTTCTCCGTCTTGATAAAAAGGATTTAACCCTGCTTTGATACGTAGTCGAGCATAGTCAATTGCTTTAGTTTTTATAGCTTGAGGAATGTTTTTAGCGTTACCTTCTATGTTCATGTCTTGTAGAATAGATATTTCTTTATCTGTAAGTGTAGGCACAATTAAAGGAATTATGTTTTTATCAGAATAAGGATTTTCAAAATCATCAAAACTAATAGATACTTCCGTCATTATTTGTCCAGTAACATTATTTTTAATGGGACCTTTATAACCTATAGCAGACTTTGTAGTTCCGTCTATACGTGTCATATCGTCTACTTTTTTATCATCAGATAAAGTTTCTTGCATCTTTTCTTCTAAAGGTTTAGGTGCTAACACAGACTGTCTTAACTCATTAATCTCTGTAACAGATTCAGGATGCATAATTTTTAATTGATAAAAATAATTACTTTTATCTTCTTGAGACATTGCTTTAAATTCCGGAGTAGCTAAATCTATTCTTGCAGCTTCAACATCAAATGATACTGAATCTTCTTCTAAATTAACTGCATTAAATGTACCACTGGTATCAAGAGTATTAGTGTCTCCAGCAATTCCTTCTTCGTTAGGAACTTCAGAACCTTTTCTACCTTTATATGTTGTACTAATAATTCCTTCTCTCATACCGGGTCCCGGCAATATACGTAAAGGATTATATTTACCCATTCCCACATTACCTGTTTTAAAAGTTATGTCAAAAGTTCCAGCTACTTCAACAGCAGCACGAGCTGCAAATTGTTTTCTCATTTGTTGAGTGACAACTTCATTTCTATTTAAACGTAAATATTCTACTTCTTGTGCTTGAGTCAAAACAGCTACATCTTTCATGTACTGGTCCCAATCAGAAAAATTTTGTTCAGGTTTAACTCTAGGCTTACCTCCATCAAATGTAGATTCAAGTACAGTTTTTAAATCTTTCATACTTATAGCTACAACTTTATTTTTCTCATTTGAAAAATTTATAAATTCTAAATAGTCTACATTAGGTAAAGGGATATCATCTAAGTCTTTCCCATCAAATTCAGTAAAAATACTAACAATAGCAGCTTGTGTGTCCTTTGTCAATGCTTTAGCTGGAGGGTCTCGTTTTATTTTCTTTTGAAGTATTTCAATATCTTCAGCATTATCATAGGCTTCCCTAATAATTTTAACATCTGATACTTTTACACTTCTAGTTTTCATACCGTCTAAAGCATTTAAAAATTCTAAATCTAAAGATTGATATAACTCTTGAGGAATGTCCAAAGAAAAAGCTTCAGTATCTGAAAGGTTAATTTTTCTCTTAATCATTTGCCCTTCAGTACTATTAAATAATTTACGACCTAATACTTTTTGTAAGTTATCATCGGAAATATATTTAGTTCCTGTACTTCTTAAAGTTTTTAAATTTTCTATAAATGCTGTTTGATCAATATCAAAGTAAGGTTGGTATTGATTTACTGCTGTTTCATATTTTAAAACATTATCAGATACATTTTCTATTGCTTGAACTCTTATGTCGGCTATTTCTTTAGCACTTAAAGTACCATCTGTTTTTTTACCTGTGATAAGTTTAGTAAGTCTTTCTATTTCTGGCTCATAAAAACTTTCTTGATAGTTAGCATACTTAGTAGTGTCGTTTCTTTTTTTATAATCATCTTTAGTGTCATTAATTTTAGTAAACTCTCCTTCATACATTTTCTTCAAAGGAGTAAAACTATTGTTCCACTCATTAGCTCGTTGTACAGCTTTTTTACGTATGTTAGAATTAGCTATGCTCATGCCAATCATAGCAAGACCTGCTAGTTGTCCAAGCTTCTGTCCACGTTTAGCTTTCTTCTTAGCTGAAGATAGTAAAGATTCTCCTAATGCTTTAATTGCCATTATACTTCCTCTGTGTTATCAGGTGCCAATAAACTTTCAGGCACTTTAATCTCTTTTAATTTTGTTTCAATCTCTTTAGGTAGTACACCTTTTTGTACACCACTAACTTTATCTTCTTCAGCCTGTACTGCAGCTTTACTAAGAAGTTGTTCCATAGCTGTAACTTGTTGTAGCTTATCTTCTTCGTCTTCTACCTCAGGTTCTCTATCTATTTTATATTCTAATCTTCCTGCTCGTTCAACCAATCCCATAATTAAATACATAGTTGGTTCAATGAGTAATGTCATTAGATCAGGATTCCATAAACCTTCTTCAAAACCTGCATACAATACAACTTGGGCTGCATCAGCAATGGTATTATCTGCATCAATTAAATCTACAATAGCTTCATATGCATCATCTTCTGTTAAACTAACATAAAGAGATTCAATAGCTGGTTGTGTTTCTGTAAACTCAGGTGGCTGTTCCCAAGGATAAGGACTATCAGGACTGTTAGTTAAACTCTGTCCCGGGATAGGTCTTTGCATTTGACCTAGAAATTCTAGACCTTCTTGATCGTATTGTTTTGGTTTCATCATGTTTTATAAACTAAGTTGTGGAAAAAATTTTTCATAGTGATTTACTATAACAGCAGAATCTAACGGACTCATATATTGCCCACCTTGAGATTTTACAGAGAAATCAATATCTCTTGTTACTTTTTCAGGAGTAACTTCTAAGTAAGATACGGTTGGTCCTTCTTCATAAGATGGTCTATATCCTTCTTCTTTTTGTTGCTCAGCAGCTTTAATTATTTCACTTTTTGCTGTATCCGTTGTGAATACTGCAGCAGCAGCTTTGTTTCCTGCACCTATTAGTCGGTCTCCTTGAGCTGTTAATAAATTTGTAGTAACTTTATCTCTAGCCATTTCGCTTACTAATTCATCACCTACTAAATTAGTACCTTTTGATGTTATTGTTTTAGAAAGTTTAGGGTCCAGTTTTAAATTCTGAAAAGAAGTTCCTTCAGGTGCTTTATCTATTAAATCAAAGACCTCTTTTGACATAGTAGCTCTGTCCAATCCTTGCTTTTTCAAAGCTTCGTCATCCAGAACCGTCTGTTTCACATTTGCGAAAATATCGTCTCCTGCAAAAAGTTCTTTCTGCTCTGTTGCTAAAAGTATACCATCATCACTATAAGTAGGAGTACCGGTTACCCATTCTTTTGCAGCATCAAACTTGTTTGTAATACCTTTTTTAAGTTTAGCTCCTTGTTCTCCAACCCAGTCAAGACCTTTAGAAATACCATCACTAATAAATGTATAAGCTTGATTAATTTTAGCAGCTCCAAAGTTTATGCCTTGTGCAAGTTTACCTGCAGCTTTAATAAATAAATTACCGTCAGCAGCTAACCCACTTGCAAAAGTTCCAAAAGAACTGGAAGCAAGATAGCCCATACCTTTCATTATACCACCAACTGCCCAAGGCATTATAAAGCTTAAAGCAATTTGTCCAAGGATACCAAGTTTTTGAAACGGTTTAGCAATCTTACCTAAGACTTTACCAATACCTTTCGCTACTTTTTTTATACCTCTTCCAACTTTTTTTACAATACTTTTTAAGCTTTTTTTTATTTTACTAAATATTCCCATGTTATCTCCTATCCACTTTTAAATGCTTTAATTAAATTAGCAACTGCACTAATAGATGAATTGAAATTCTCTGCAGTACTTGTTTCATTTGCTAACGCTGTAGCATAAAGCTGTGTTTCTCTATTTTCTTTTCCTTCAGCAGCTCTAAAATCAAAGTCTGCTTGGTCTCTAAGCTCTTGCCATAAGAAAGCTTGTGCTTGTGATGACATGTTAAAAGCATTTTGAGAGTTCTGCATAGCTACCTGATTAGCAGCAGCAGTGTTTAGTGTGTTGACTTGTCTTCTCCACGCTAGGTTAGACTGCTCAATTGCCTGTGCGTTAGCTGTATTAAACTTATCTCTATCAAATTCTATCTGCTCATTAAACTGATTAATCTGATTTACCATTGCAGCATTAGCTTTATTTAAATCAGCTTCTGTTTGAAACTCTAAAGCTTGTCTTGCATTAATTTGTTGTGTATTAAACTGAGACATAGCATTAGTTTGTTGTGCATTAAACTGATCTACTTGAGTAGCTAAGTTTGCCATAAACTGCTGTGTTTGATTTTCACTAGCAGCATTGAATTGTCTTGCAGCGTTTTGGGATGCTTGATTACTTAATAACGTTTGTTGAGCTTGTTGTCCTTTTAAAATATTTGCTTGTTGCTCGTTATTTAAATTAGACATGTCAGTTGTTAAAAAAGCTTGAGCGTTTTGTATCTGAGCTTTTTGATAAAAGTCTGCTTCAGTTAGATTAGCTTGAGACATAAGTAAAGCATTTTGAATGGTAGCTTGTTGTCTGTTACTTGCTTCAGTTAAACCTACAGTTTGTAAAAACTTACTATTAGAAAGTGCTATCTGTTGGTCAGAACTAAACTGAGCCATGTCCATTTGAAAAACTTTACCAGCGTTATCGAGTGCTGTCTGTTGTCTAAACTGAGCATTTTGTATTTCAGCTTGAGCTTCAATAGCTTTCTGTTGACCTACACTTTGCTGGATTGCTTGTGCGTTAGCTTGTGCTAAAGGTACAGCAGATTGTATAATAGCATTGAGCAAGGCATCTCTACCTACTGTTGAAGCTTCCATACCACGCTGTGCTAACATAGCTTCTACACTAGCTACAGCAGGTCTAGCCCACGTAGGAATCTCACCTTCTTCAATACCACTTAATAAACTATCTAACTGATTAGATACTAAAGCTTCTTCAGGTAGACCAGCAATAACTCCACGTTCAGCTTCTGTTAAATCCATCAACCTAGCTTCTAGGTCTTCAGGGTCGTTACCTAACGTAGCTATATCTTCAGCACTAACACCAGCATTAGCTAACTGTTTCTTAGCCCTTGTAACACGTGCTAGAGTTGTACCTGCTACTTGAGCAGCTTCTGCCATAGCATTAGGGCTTATAGTTCCGACAACTCTTTCAGTTAAAGCACCGGGAATAATCTCTACTTCAGCAGCTTCAATAGGGGCTACACGTTCTACTTCTGCAGCTTCTGCTAATGCTTCATCTCTTACCTCACCTTCAGCCACAGCAACTTCAGGAGCTTCTGTAATCCGTGCTGCTTCCATCTGTGCAGCAGTTAGTGCTTCAGGAGCATCTGCAGTATCTATAGTAGTAACAGTGTCGGCTGTCCGGGTTGTCGGCATTTCAGCAGTTTTAGCTACTAAAGCATCTCTAGCTGCTACTTCTTTAGCTACACCTAAGTCTCCTACTTCTACTTGTTGAGGAGCTTCAGTCATAGGTATGCCTGTCATGTTTCCAGAAACTAAATCTTTAGCAGTTTCTTTAGCATCTTGCATCCTTTTACGTTGTAAAGCTACTCTCTCTGCTTCTACTCTTTCCCGTTCTAGCCTTTCGTTTTTTTGCTCTTCTGTTTCATTTATAGGAGCTGGGGTAGGAGCAGGTGTAGGTGCGGGAGTAGGTGCGGGGGTAGGGGCAGGAGTTGGTGCAGGTGTAGGAGGTCTATTAACTTGATCAAACTCATCTTGACCCCTATTGTTTTCTCTATTTTGTCTAATAGCTTCAGCACGAGCATTTCTTTCTTCTACTTCATCACCTTCACGATATCCAACTCTACCACCTTTAGTATAGTCTTCTCTAGCTATTCCACCGCTTCTTTTTCTATTTCTTCTTTTTGCCATTATTAAATCCTATATACCTATTTTACTTAACTTCGAAGAGTTTGTCAACCTTTTCATGCAATTTTTCCATTCTTTCCATTAAGAGATTAAAATCATCTTTTAGTTCTAGTTTTGTGACATACTCTTTTGCAATCTCTTCACGTGTTTTATTGATGAGTATGTCTTGTCTTTTAATCTCTGAAGAGTTTTGTCTAATCTGAAACCAGATTGGAGCAAGTATCAAAGTTATGAGAACATTCCAAACAATGTAAGGTGATACCATTTCCATGTTAGTCTACCTGTGGTAGTTCGCCAAGAGGTCTGACGGGTGGTGTTGCATCGTTGTATACATACAAAGCTGCTAAAGCATCTACGTTTGCAGCGTTATCTATTTGTGTACACATAGCGTTAGCTTTGGTTCTAACTG